TTTGCAGCTGCACCCGGATCGTCACTAAAAACTCCGTAGGCAATGACTAATATCGGGAGCGTCAACACGATGAGGACGAACTCGTCTTTCCAGTCCGATTGACGGCTTTCTAAAAGTTTGCCTTGGTAAGATTCCTCACCTCGGGCCATCTTTTCTGCATGCATGTATTGTGCATCAGCCATACGCATCTTCGTTTCTTGTTTTTTCTTATAGATGTGCGTGCCTGCGTTTAACGCTAATTTAATTGCTGAAAACCACATACTAATACCAAGTTACAGGTTTTTGTGGTCTAGCAGCTCTTGTTCCTCTAACAGGATTTGTATCTTTTTTATCCTTGTTAACTGGAGCAGGTCTGTTATTTTTATTTGCATCTGGCGTAGCTATAGTTTTAGCTTTTCCCGCTGTCGGTGCATATCCTAGTCCTTTTGTCATCTTTGTCCCCTTCCATTTGGCTTCATCATAGCTAATTTTTCTCTTGCTTCGTTAGCCATTTCTTGTTTTTCTAAAGAAGTGTCAGCTCTTAAATTAGCTAACTCTTCATTTTGATCAAGTTTTTCTTCTTGAATACTTTGATTCATCATAGCCTTCATTTTATCAATGTTCAACCTATCTTGTGCTTCTTTTCTCTTCTGTTCATTGTCCATTGCTCTAATATCTAGCTCTCTAGATCTTAATTTAGCAATTGGATCATGATCAAACTGAGAAGTAATCTTTTTCTCTTCATTTTTAAAGTCTTCCATCATTTCAGCTATCAAAACTGCCTTTCTAGCTTCAACTTTTTGCTGTAAAGGCGCCATTTGTTGTTGAATTTGCGGATTTTGTTGCATCATTTGCTGCATTTGCGCTAATTGTTGCAATTCATCCTTAAATTCTAGCTCAATTTGCTCTTGTGCCATCAAACTTATGTGTTCTAAGCAATTTTTTTCAACAGAAGCAGTCACCATTGGTGCTGTTCTTACCATATTTGTTGCTAAAAAGTTTAAATGGGCTGTAATATGTGCTCTATGGTCTTGACCAGGGAAAGCTTGGAACGGTTTTCCTGCTAAAGCATCAATATGTTCTAATGCTGGGTCTTTTGGCATAGGTCTTTCTGGTTTTTTTAAAATTAAATCAATATCTTTTACTCCTAACGCTTCATACATGTTTCTATAAATTTCATATTGATTATGAATTTGCGGATTTGAAGCTGCCAATTGCAGTTCCGTTTGTGCGAGAGAGATTCTCTGAGTCTGTGAGAAGATATTTGGATCTGCAACTGGCAATATATCTACTCTGTCGTCGAAGTCCATTTGTTTAATTTGTCTTTGGCCACCAACGACGTCGTACGGATAGATCGGAGGTAGATATAATTTGAAAACTCTTGCAAGTAATGTAAATTCTTTTTTCATTGCAGCATATAATCTCTTATGGATCGCAGACATTACTCTTGATCCTCTTTCCAACATAGCCACTGTCGTGCCCACTGCTGCTTGTTGGTTCCCGTCTCCTACTTGCAGGTCCGCTATGGAAGCGAATCTTTGTCCTGCAGATACCACGACACCCATAAGTTGTAATAAGGTTTGTGATGGTTCTTTAAATGGAAGCATCATAAAAGCATCTTTTAAGTTTCCACCAGGAGCATCTACATCTCTAAATTCTCCAGGTTGAATTGACTGCGCTTCGTCTCTCATTTTAATTCCACGCATCTTAAATCCGGCAGGTAAATTTGATAAAGTTCCAGCGTCTAACAGTTGTCTTAATGCAGCTGTCGCTGTTCTTGATAGTCCACCAATCATGTGTATTAAACCAAATCCATAAAAACCAAGTCCTGGTAAAAATTTAAAGTGAACAAAATAATTAATTTTCTTTTTTATTGGATCACCAATTTCATAATTTCTTCTAATAGATAAAATTTTTCTTGTGCCTTCTTCAACAGTTACAATGTAAGGTATTTTAATTCCTGTAGGTTCTCCCTCTTGTCCAACATCTTCAAAACCTTCTAAGTCTAAATCAACATGGCATTCTAAAATAGTAAACATTCTATCGTCTCTACCTTTAGAAACACCTTCTAATGCTCTTTCTTTTTTTTCTGCTTCTGTTTCATTTAAATAACTTGGGTTAACTTCTATGTCTCTGTAAAAACCACCTACTTGTTGTTTTCTTAATTCATTCTCTGTCATCCTAACCATATGAATAATAGACTCACAATCATCTAATGATGTTGCAGTATATGGTACAACTAAGTCATCTGCAGGAACAAATTTAGAAACTGCTCTTTGCATAAGTTCATCATAGTAAACTTTTTTAAATGTAGAACCTGCTAATGGTAAATTAAATAACATTTGATCAAACTCTGGCTCGTATTCTTTCATTTGATCCATTAACTGATAGTTCATAAAGTTTTTAACTCTTTGTGATTGAGCTTCTTTGTCAGGTGTAGGTAAACCAAGTATTTGAGTTCTAACTGGTCCTTCTGCAGGTAATAATTCTTTGTAAGCTAAAGCTTGAAACTGTGTTACAGCTTCAGCAAGCACTGGGTGAGTTGCACCAGATGCTCCTTTGAATGGTTCTGATCTATCATCATAATTAAATCCTAATAAATCTAAACCTTGTGTGTACGATCTTTCCCAATCTTTTCTTGAAGTTTTATAATCTGTATAATTTTGATGAAGTTGACTACCTAGTCTATCTAAAACATCATCTGGCAATAATTCTGCTAAGTTGGCATAATGACCTTGATCTTGACCTGGGTTCATCGCCATAGGATCAAAATTTATATCTACACTACCATCTTCATTTTGTTGAACATCAATTGGATTTTCAACATCCTGTTGAACTTCTTGTTCAGCTACTGCTACCTCTTCAGGATTAGGAATATTTAGTGTTTGCTTTACGTTTGGTAAAGCTTTGTCTATATCTGCCATTTGTTTTCTCCGATGTTATTGTTTTACCCTGTTTTGTAGGAATATTCAACCCTTGTGGATTAGGTCCTCTTTTAGGGGGTATTGTGGTTGTTAGTTTTTTAATAGTCATCAAGTGGATTATAATCATAATCAGGAAATACGTCTTTTGGCTTAGTCTTTTTCTTCTTATGAATTTGTGTAGTTGTTTTATTTTTAGCAAATGCTTCAAGTTCTGTTAAATCAGTTAGTGCATCATCTACGGTTGTCATCTTACCTTCCCAATCTACGTCCATAGCTTGTTGATCCATTCTTCCTTCTATTTCAGCAACACCAAATTCATCAGGTGGTTTTTTACCTTTTGTCATTTCATCTGCTTGACCTTTTGTATACTCTAAAGAATATTCTTTGTTATAAGCTCCACTTGTTGTTTCATATCCTCCTTTTTTAGGAGTTACATCTATATTTACATTTCCAGTATCTAGATCGTAATACATATCCACCTTATCACCACCTTCAAGTTCACCTCTTTTTACAATTTGTCTATCTTTAAAAGACATTTGTTTAGTTACATCTTCACCTTCGTTATAAAGTTTTTTAACAAGAGCAGGAAACCATTCTGGCATGCCTTTAATTTTTTCTACTGTTGGTCCTAAGTAAGGTTGAGCTCTTTCTAAAACTTCTCCCATTTTAAAAAATCTTCCAACAAGAGGTAATGCTGCAAGAGCAGTTATACCTTTTAAGAAAACTCTTCTACCTGGACTCTTTGGTTTTGATCCTTCGTCAAAACCTACACGGCCGCCTTGATTATATCCAACTGGTTTTCCAGCAAGAACATCTTCTGATGTATAATAATCTCCTGCGTCTGCACTATATGTTTCATCCATTAACATTTCATTATATGCTTTTCTTTCTTCAGGTTTCATCTGCTCTAATCTTTCCATTTCATCTTTTGCAAAATCGTAATATCTTTTTGCAACAGCTGCTGCATTTAAAGTTAATCCAGTTGGGGTCATAATACTTGCCGCTCTTCCAATTGGATTAAGAGCAAATCTACCCAACGCTGCTAAAGCATTTTGTGCACCTTTTTTTGAAAATTCTACACCTAATTTTTTTGCACCTCGTTTTACAACTTCTGGAAACAAAAGTTCCATTCCTACTTGAGATCCTAATATTTCTTTTTCATCTTCTCCTTCTCCTAATTTTATTCCTTCAGTAAGAGCATCATAAACTTTACCTTCTTCAGTCTCAGCTTTACTAGCATTAAACTTATCAACAAAAGACCATCCTCCAAACGCTAATCCAGCGGCTGGTGAACCCATAATTTTAAGCGCTGGTTTTAGTGCATACTTCCAAGCTGGCTTTGCACCAGCTACTGCTACAGTTCCAAGAGCTGCTTTGTCTTGTAAACTTAATCCTTGATCTTCACTTAATTGTCCAGGAGAACCTTGAGGCATTTGTCCTGGTTCAGCTGCTTCAACTTGATCTATACCAAGTCCAGTAAGAACAGGTGCTAAAACTCCAACTGCGATACCTGCAGCTACTTTTCCTTTTCCTGTTGGAACATTCTTGATAGAGTTTCTAATTAATTTTTCATGTTTTTGAATAGTGTCTGCACTTTCTCCTCTAATTTCAGCAAGTTTTTTAAGTGATTCAATTAATTTGTCCCCATTATCAATGATTCTTCTTTCAACTCCACTATTATCTATAAAAGTTTTTTTATTAGAAAGTATTTTTTCTATTTCATTTTCTAACCCTAAATGAGATGTTCCCACAGCGCTTGCGCTAGGCTCCGCTCCTCTATATATATTATTAACTCTATCCCAATATGAAAGACCTGCATCTTTAAAAGTTTTATCTATATTTTTTATAACTGAGGTTAAAGGAGAATTAGAACCAGGTCGTACAGCATCAGGATTAGCTGCTACAAAATTTTCTACAATTTC